ACTTTTGAGTTGGACTTCACGGAAATACCTGAACAGTTCCGACACTACATCACCGTTAAAGCTGCACGTGTGTTTGCTAATCGTTTCCTTGGTAGCCGTGAGATAGAAGGCTTTGCGTTACGGGACGAGATCGAAGCAAAAGCTAGAGCAATAGACAGCGACTCCGAGAACGCAGACAGGACGATATTTGACGACTACAGCGTGTTACGAGTGCTAGATAGATAATGCCGTTATTAGTTAACAGCGTACCTAATCTAGCTCAGGGCGTATCACAACAACCAGACAATCTTAGGTATCCCGGTCAGTGTGACGAGCAGGTAAATGCTTGGGCTACTGTTGTTGAAGGGTTGGTAAAACGACCGAACACCCGTCACATCAGCAAGTTGTTTACCAGTAAAGTATCAAACAACACACACGTACAAGTAATAGACAGAGACGAGACGAACAGGTTTGTATCCGTTATAGATAACAATGATCTGTCTGTGTTTGATCTGAGTGATGGAAGTGAGAAGGCGGTAACTATAACAGCAGACGCACAGACTTACCTCAATAACATCAGCAACCCACGAGAAGACGTCAAAGCGTTAACCGTTGCTGACTACACATTTATAGCTAACAAAGAACAAACGGTAGCGTTAGGCAGTACGACAAGTGCCGCTCTTGACTACGATGCTATCGTGTTTGTTAAATTGGGTGACTACGATAAGGAATACAGTGTAGAGATAGACGGTCAGAAGTTTATCTATGAGAGTGGAGGAGGCACATCATCAGGCGATCCGGATTCAACAGGCAACTCAGCAGGAGACGGTAGAGACGCTGACACTGAATACATAGCTGGACAACTAGCACAGACTTTAGGAACAGGTGGTCAAGTAACTTCTGTTACAATAACAAACGGAGGAAGCGGATATACGTCACCACCAGTTGTAACATTCGGAAACCCCGCTACAGGTAGCGATAAAGCTTTAGGTTATGCCTTACTATCAAATGGTGTAGTTACCGAGATTGTTGTTACTCACGGAGGCAGAGGCTATATATCAGCACCTACTATTTCATTCAATACAGGATCAGCTACAGCTACATCTACAATAGCAGCTACTGGTGTGTCTCAAACTGTGGAAGTACAAAACGCTTGTATAAGAATCACAGGCACTTCTGACTTTCATATATCAGTTAAGGATGGTTTAGCCGATCAAGGACTAGGTTTAGTATATAAAGAAGTATCTAGTATTACTGACCTACCTGCTAAAGCTTATAACAATTTTAGAGTTAAGGTCAAAGGAGATACGGAACTAGTACAAGACGATTACTACGTAAAGTTTCAGACTAAAGACGGTATTGCGTTTGGTGAGGGCACATGGATAGAAGACGTTGGATACGGTGTAAAGGTAAGCATCAATGCTACAACCATGCCGTTACAACTAAAGCCTGACGACGCTACGTTTGAGAATTGGACATTAGACACGACGACTTGGGGTAACAGAACAGCTGGTGATGACGACACGAATCCTGCTCCTACGTTTGTTACTACCGATCCTTTGATTCCTAAAAAGATAAACGACATCTTCTTCTTCAAGAACAGACTGGGACTACTAACAGATGCAAGTATCGTATTTAGTGAAGCTGATGAATACTTTAACTTTTGGAGGACTACCGTCTTATCGTTGTTAGATAGTGCTCCTATAGATGTAGGTATCAGTCACACAAAAGTAGCTATACTAAAACACGCAGTCCCGTTCCAAGAGAAGTTGTTAATCTTTTCAGAAGGCACACAGTTCGTTCTTCGTGGTCAGGAGTTGTTAACATCTAAGACAGTAAGTATCACACCAGCTACCGAGTACGATGCGTCAGGACGTATCAAGCCTATTGTTCTTAACAACTATGTATACTTCCCATTTAAGCGTAACACATACACCGGGCTGACTGAATACTACATAGACAACGACACTGCTATCTTTGACGCTGCTGAAATAACAGCACAAGTACCAACGTACGTTAAGTCTGATGTTATCGCTATGGCAGGTACTGCTGTGGAGAATGTATTAGCAGTGGTAAACAATCAGAACCGTAAAGAGATATTTATATATAAGTACTTTTGGCAGAACAAAGAGAAGATACAAAGTGCTTGGCAGAAGTTTACACTTAATCGTGACGTTGTTGGGTTGGACTTTATCGAATCAGATTTATACATCCTGACAAACGATACGACCTCCACCTACTTAGAAGTATTACCGATGGAGAATGACTTACAAGACGATAACGGATATACGTTGTTGTTGGACAGCAGGATAGACGGTAGTACTTTAACAACTAGCTTTAGTGGTGGTACTACAACAATCAGTGGTTTTCCGTACGATCCAACAGGTGTAGATATATACACAAAGAACGGGCACAGGGTAGCATTTACAAGGACGTCTGCAACAGCAGGTACGGTGAGTGGTGACTTAACAAGTACAGACTTCTACGCAGGATTCCCGTACGATATGTTGTACAGGTTCTCCGATCAGACATTAAAACAACCAACGGAACGGGGAGGACGGTCTGCATCTGATTACACCTTTCAAACAATCCGTAGTGGTAGTCTTAACTATGCAGACACCGGACACTTTATCGTAGAAGTAACACCTAAGTTTAGAGATACATACACGTATGCATTCAACCCTGACATCCTAGGGTCTAACTTAACACTTAACAGTTTCACACCACAAGACGGACACTTTAAGTTTTCAGTACAAGGACAACCAGAAGACACAACGATTGAAGTAAAGAGCAGTTCTGCCTTGCCAGTCAAGCTGTTAGCTGCAGAGTTTGAATCTATGTTTATACCGAGGAGTAGAAGATATGGGTCTTAGAGTGGAGCCAGCAATGCCTGATATGGATGCCTTTGAGTTGTACGACGACTTACGGGAAGAGGACATGATGGAGTGTATCGGTCTTATGCATCACCCAAAGGACGCAGTTAACATATCGTTCCAAAACAGTATCAAGTGTTATTCACTACGGGACAACGACGGTTTATACTGTAGCTTTGGAGTAGTTCCTAACGATAACGTAGGAGTTGTATGGCTATTAGGCACACGTCGTTTAGAGGGTGCTAAGAAGTATTTTGTAAAGAACTCACAGAAGTGGGTAGATGAGATGATGATGGGTTTTGACTATTTGACTAACGTGGTAATGAAGACTAATACGTTGAGTATGAGGTGGTTGAAGTGGTTGGGTGCCGAGTTTAACGATTGCCAGTACGACGGGTATATGTCATTTATATTAGAGAGGAAGTAAACGATATGTGTTTTTTCGCACCATTAGGAGTAGCTTTAGGAGCAACAGCAGGAACAACAGCAGCAACCACTTTAGGTTTAGCCGCAACAACTGCTGCTGTTGGTGTTACTTCCGCTGGTCTTCAGTTTGCAGGGCAGCGACGCATGGCGAAACAACAAGCTCAATATCAAGCACAAGCAGCAGCAGCTGAACGTCAACGTTTCATGCAAGAACAAACCTCTCTTCGCATGCGTCAAGCACAAGAGCAGGAAGCGGTAGGTCGTGAGTTGGAACAAGTTAGTCGTAAATCACAAGAAGCCTTAGCAAGAGCCAGAGTATCTGCTGGAGAAGCAGGTGTTGCAGGAGCTAGTGTACAAGCGTTGATGGATGACTACACACGACAAGAAGCAGGGTATCGTGCAGCACTTTTAAGACAACAGGAACTAGGTGGAGTAGCAACAGGACTTGGTATTGAACAGGCAGGGTTTGCTACGATGCAACGTCAGATCGGTATTGGTCGTCCTATAAATCGTCCTAGTGCTTTAGGGGCAGGATTAAGTGCACTTCAACAAGGTCTTAGCGGATACGCTACAGGCTTAGATATAGGAAGTAGACTACCCGGAACAGAAGTAGGAGGCAGCAGTCCTTTTAATGTTATTCAAACAGGAGACGCTCCTATGCCGGGACTAGCTGGTTCAAGGTATATGTATAGCGTAAACTAACATGGCAGAACGAGTACAAGTACAAGGATTAGGGGGAGCAGTTCCCGGTATATCACCTACCATTCAACGGGGAGGACAGTACGCTGTACAGGTTCAACAAGCAGGACGTAACAAGTTGATGGACCTAGCTGATGCGTTGGGTCAAGTTAATCCGTTGTTACAGCAGTACACACAAGTAGCCGATATAGAAGCAGAACAGTTTGAAGAAGAGTTAGCAGGGAAGAGTCCTGAAGAAGTTCAGGCTATGCTGAAACAGACGGAAGGAGAACTAGACAAACAAGTACGTCGTGGTGGTATGGGATGGTTGACATCTCCGTTGAATCAAAAACGTAAGCTGAAAGCGATAGGTGCTTTAATGCACGACGAATACGAAAGAGAGCTAAAGAGTCGTGTTGAAAACCCAGCTAATGCAGACGCTAATATTGATGATTTAATTAACGAATCCAAAGATACGCTCAGACAGAAGTACGACTCATTAGGTAGTATGTTTGTTAACGACGGTTTTGAAGGTGCTATACGAGATACAACAAGACGTTACACATTGGCTCACGATAGTTTGAGTACAACACAAGCACGACAAGAGTTAAAATTAGCAGGCAAGTCCGTATTATATAATGCATCGTTACTTGACCAACAAGGAGGTTTAGCAAATATACCTGCTATTGATGAATGGTGGGAGACAAACGAAGGTGCTTTAAATCCTGCTGATTTATTTAAACTCATAGAAGACGTAGCTCTTACACACGCTGTTAACGGTAACGAAGAGGCGGCTGAACAGTGGTTAGATTACGCAGCAGGTCATTTAAGGGTAGGGACTACTAAGATGGGGACTGACCCAGAGAGTTCTATAGATGATGTGTTTGGAGAGTACGGTGCAGAGGAAGCTAGGATAAGACAACGTGTAGCTGAAGTAAGCGAACGTAGAGTATCCAAAGATAAAGGTGATGCTGCTTTACTGTTACAGGAGACCGAAGCTGATGTTGTTAGTGCTATGCTTGCCATTAGTAAAGGAAAGTCTTTTGAAACCGAGGATACCGTATTAACGACAGAACAAGAGGTAAAAGATTATTTTATTAATAAACTACAGGAAAGTGGTAATGTTTATGCTAGAGGTTCGGATGGTATCAAAGTTATAAACACCGCTATGTCGTTGACTTCGGAAGACGAAAACGTTGTACGCTTTAAACAAATACACGAACAACGAGTGACAGGGGCTTCTAGTTATAGAAATCAAATTAAGTACACAGCTGATAGAATAGCTAGTTTACCTACCAATGTCATACAAGACGATCTTACTGGTAAGTCACAAATTGACCCTACTATATTTAATAAGTCAGAAGAACTAAAAATAAAGTATTCACAATTAAGAGATCAAAAGTTTTTAGAGTTAAGTACAGGTAGTTATCGTAATGTTAAGGGTGATAAAGTTGACAGCACGAAGTGGCAGACTGAAGTATCGGAGGATATGGAAGCGTGGGACCAGCAGTTTGTACAGGATTATGAGAACGAGCTAAACGGTTTTATTACAGAATATAAAAACGAACAAAAAGCTTCTGCTATCGTAAGTGGACAAAAGAACGTAGAAGCAGCTAAGAAGTCTTTAATTGATCCTACACGAGATTTAGAAGAAGCAATACCTCTCGTTGGTAAAACTTTTTTTGATATAGAAGAGAAGCTATTGGAAGGAGATTTTAAATCAGCTAATAAAATAGCAAAAGATTTAGAACGCTCTGAGTTTACAGTAAGAACCGCTAATAACATATACGGACAGACCTCTTTATATGAAAACCCCATAGAGGGTGCTGTTAATACTATTCAATCTACAGCCACAACTAAGCAGCAAAAAGAAATAGCCCAGCGTAGTCTTGTTATGTATCTAATGGCTAAAGGGGAAGATGTGTACAACTTGGAAAACATTAAGAATGGTAAATACGTATTAAAAATACCAAGGGTTACTAGACGCACTACCCACAAGCAAGCCACTCAACAAGGACAAAAGATAATAGGAGGACGAATCGGTGCGTATGGTGTAGGTGCTATTATTGAAACAAGACCAGCTAGAGAGCTAGAGATACCCATTGACAAAGAAGCTGTAAAAGATTTAGTGGGTATTTATCCTGTGATAGCAAAAGAAAGATTATCTGAAATTGAAGCAGGTACGGTTGAAGATTACTCTGCTGAATTAGAATTGTATAACTCTATTTTTGGTACATCATTAGATGAAAACGATCAAGAAAAGATAAAAGAATTTATTAACCTTAACGGTAAGCTTGGTAAGAAATTTTATAAGTAATGAAGTTAGAAAACTACACACCTGATTTTGCAGAAGATACAACTGAAAAGGAACTAGGAATAAGTGATTATGTGTTTGATGCGTTTGCTGCTCCTGTACGTGGGTTGGAGGGATTGGCACATGGTGTTTATAATTTAGGTGATTTTCTATCTTTTGATATGCTTCCTGACTGGGACGAACAACGTTTCTTTGGACGCTCTCAAACATTACCCGGCACTTTAATAGAAGGACTTACACAATTTGCAGTACCGTTTGGTATTATTGGTAAGGGTATAAGTGTAGCAGGTAAAGCAGCAAGAGCAGGACAATTAACAGGTGTTGCAGGTAAAGCTGCTAAAGCGGTAACCAAAGGTGCAAAGCCCGGACAGTTTACTGATCTTAGTTGGAAGGGTTACTTAGGAGCTGAGATGGCTTCTGACTTTGTAGCGTTCGATGGACAAGAAGAAAGACTGTCTAATCTTATACAACAATTCCCTGAACTTCAGAATCCAATAACTGAATACTTAGCTGCCGACCCTGACGACAACGAAGCGATGGGTAGGGTCAAGAATGTACTGGAAGGTGTGTTAGTTGGGCTAGGTGTAGGTGCTGTATCCAAATCTGTGATGGCAGGTATAAACGCTATTAAGACAAAGAATGTAGAACTACAAAAAGGGGCAGACAGAGAAGACGCTATTACCACGGCAATGATGAAGTGGGGAGATGAGACTAAAGAATTAGAGTTAGCTCAACGTATGATAAGAAGACAGCATCCCATGTTTGCTCGTAAGCTAGATGATTCTACATTGAAGTTGATACGTGAAGGATACAAGAAAGAGACCATTAACAACACGACGTATGAAACAATAAGCCCAGAGGGAAAGACAGCCCCTACCGTCGAGAATGTATTAAAATCACTTTCAAAAAACGCAGACCTACCAGAAGTTCAAACCCTCGCTAAAGATTTAAATAAACTAATCAAAGATGTAAACGATAAGAATGTTCTTATAACTTTCTCAGACGAAGCAGCTGATCCTTCTAAAATAAGAGGACAAGAGAAGGCTGCGGATGTGCTAGGCTCATATAGTTTGGTGAAAGATCGTATTACACTGTTTAGGGCAGCATCGGACGAACAGACAATAGTACACGAGATATTACACGGTGTTACAGCTAAAAAAGTAAACGCATGGGTAAAAAGCGGTGGTAAGGATCGTGCATTAACTTTACAAAACATAGATAACGTAATAAAAAACAAACAAGCACCGAAACCGATTCGTGGTTTAGCTTCAGCATTTAAAGAAGCGGAGAAGGAGTTAAAGAGTTTAAAATATGGCGGTGTGTCTGAAGGCGAGACTTTATACGCATTCAAAGACCTTGATGAGTTTTTAGTTGCAGCTTTTACTGACTACGATTTACAAAAAATACTTAGACGTATGCCTTCTAGTGATCGTCGTACTATTTTTCAAAAAATCATAGATTCCGTTAAAGACTTATTAGGATATACAACACGTGCTGAGGGGTCGTTGCTTGATAAAGTATTAAGAGATAGTTCGCAAATAATTTCAGCAGGACGACCTGAATACATGGGTAAAGCTAGATTAGTCGATTTAGGACTTTACGCTCAAGCTTTAAGTAAAGCTGGAAAAAGTGTCACATCGACCGAGTTGGAACAGTTTAGAACACAACAGAAAATACCTGAGATAAAACTTAGAAAGACAGGAGCACACCCCACTCAGATCGCTACAACAAAAGCTACATACGAAAAAGTAAAACCACAGTTAAAGGAAGGTTCTACTATAGATTTTGGTGCTGGTAAAAACATAGCAGTTAAAGCAGGCATAAAAGCAGACTCATTTGAGCCGTTTCCTGAAAAAGGTTTTGAACCTACATTTAAGGATTCATCTAAGATAGCTTCCAATTCCTACGACAATGTAATAAACAACGCTGTTCTAAATGTAGTACCACAGGATATTAGAGATAATTTAGTAAGTGAGATAGGTCGAATACTAAAGGTCGGAGGTAAAGCTTTTATCAATGTACGTGGTAAGGATGTTTTTGATTCTAAGCACACTCTTATAAGTAAAGAAAATATGGAAGTTATTGTGGATAGCACAGGGGCTTACCAAAAAGGTTTTACAAAAGAAGAGCTAGTTGGGTATCTAAGTGAAGTATTAGGTGACGGTTTTGATGTTAAAGTCTCTACTAAGTTCGGTACAGTAGCAGCAGAGGTTACTAAAAGAGCTGACGAAGGTTTGGCTTCTGTAAGGGTTGTTGATGATTTGATTGACGACACTGATGTTCCTTCTTTTAAGGTAGGAGGTAAACAGTCGTTGACTGGAGTAGTTAAGACGATGGCTAAACTTCCTAAAGGTATGTACCCACAGGAGTTAGCAGGAGTAGCAGAACAGACTGCAAACAAACTACTACAAGATAGCACTAAGATGGCTAAGTTAAGTCAAGAGATGTTAGACGAAGGGGTAGTTAATGAACTAGCTGACGCAATGGGTACGGACGGAAAGATGTTAAACTCATTGGTACAGCAAGCCTCTAAAGACAAGCAGGAGTTGTTTCGTATAACAGCACGTATGAAAGCTTTGGAATCTATGTTGACAGCTAACGGTAAAGAAATATTAGACGTAGCTGAACAATACAAGAAAACCAAAGGAAAAGTAAGTGAAGACGAGTTGGAGATGACCGAAGCTCGTTTAAAAACTTTAATAGAACAACAACTACACATACAAGCTAGTCAATCAGGTTTAGCAAGTGGGTTCGGTAGAGGTCTTAAATCTAGGCAGATGGACGTTAAGATCGGTCTAAGTGAAAGAGAAATATCCGATACTAAACTGCGTCAAGACTACCTAAATAAAAGAGGTGGTATGACTGTAGATAATATTGTTGAGAATATACTACTGGCTAAGAACGGTAACGGTGATGATCTGTGGAATACTATTATAGCTATGAACAAAACTGTCAGAGGTGCAGAAGGTGGTAAGTTCATGGATATGGTGCAGGAGTATTACAAGAACTCTTTGATGTGGGGACCACGTACTTTAACAGTCAATGCTTTGGGTGGTGCGTTATCGTCTTCAATAAAGAACTTTGAAAGATACATAGGTGGTTGGTTTAGTGCTGGTCCTGAAGTTAAACAAGCTGTTGTTAACTCTTGGGCACAAGGTATGCAGATGAAAGACCTCGTAAGATTCATGCTTAATGCCTGGAAGAGCGGTGACCACTATATAGGAGATGCTGGTTCAGCCTTTGTCGAGCAAACTGGTGGAAGCATCGGTTCTATAACAGCAAAGAATGTAGAACGTATGCGTGGTAAGGAAATAGAAAGCGACGGCATTAAGCAGTTTATAGATTACTTTGGCAATGTTATTAGAGTGCCAAATAGATTTAATACATCGGTCGATCAGATGTACAAATTTAACGAGTACAAGACTAGAGCTGTTGCACAGTTAACGTTAAAAGCTTATGAGTTAGGCATAAGAGACAGCGAGAAAGTAGCTGAGTATGTAACTGATTCGTTGAATGCTTTGGTAACTAGGTCTAATAGAAACTTCTCACAGTCTAATTTAATTAAAGAAGCTAACAAAACTTTTAAACCTGAACAATTTGCTACACCTGCTGACAGAGAAAAAGCCATTGCAGAATATGTAGAAGGAAGGCAGCAAGAAGTCGCTGAAATAGCTAGACAACAACAGCTAGTAGGAACAGAGACAAGAGACAACGACTTCATGGCACTAGAACAACTAGCACGTGATTGGGTTGATCCTAATATTAGATCAGCAGACGAAGTCACTTTCAGTGGTCAGTTAGGTAAAAATATGCAAAAACTACAAAGCTTTGTTAATGGTGTTCCGTTTGCTTTTGTAGTTGCACCGTTTATTCGTACTCCTACCAACATATTAAAATTCTCTTTTAGTCGTTTACTAGCACCAGCAGAAGCAGCGTATAACGGAGCTAAGTATCTTAAAGGAGGGGAATACAAAGATAAGATAGACGCACTATTAAATAACAAAGCACCTGCACTGGAAAAAACACGTAAGTCTTTAATGGAACAAATGGTAGCTGTTAAACCTGACGGTACACCTGATTTGTTAACTAGAGCCGAAGCACGTGGTAGATTAGCTACTGGTACGATAATGACGACAGCTTTAGCTTCGGTTGTTAGTATGTATAAAGATCGTATTAACGGTGGTGGTCCGAAGGATTATAAACAACGTCAAGCTTGGCAAGCTGCTGGTAATATGCCATACAGTATTAGAGTAGGCGACAAGTGGATTAGTTATCAAAGACTAGACCCTGTGGCTACTATGATAGGTGTGTTTGCTGATATGGCTGACTTAATAGAGGACGGCAAGATGCACAGCATCGACTCTAATATCTTTGAGAAAGTCATGGCTGCTAGTATGTTGACGGTTACTAGGAACGCTACTAATAAATCGTATTTAGCGGGTATAGATAAGTTTTTTAGTTTCATCTTCGACCCTGAGTCAACAAGTGCTGGGAAATATTTAGGAGGCGTTGCAGGTGGTTTTATACCTAATATACTTAATCAAGGACAATCCATAGCAGGAGATCAAGAGTTAAAAGAAACACGTACTCTCGTGGATGTTATAGCTAAACGAATACCGGGTGTAGCAATGGATTTAAAACGTAACCCACTTGGTGAACCTGTTGTACAAGAATACTTTGAAGGGGCTGCTGGTATTGTTAATCCTTTAAATCCTATAATGTGGGGTAGTAAGAAAGACGATCCTGTATTAACGGAGTTAGCTAATGTTGCTCATGGTTTTTCTGCACCTAATGCTAAACTAGAGGGTGTTATTGATTTAACTAACTACGACGGGCCTAATGATAGAAGTGCGTATGACAGGTGGTTAGAACTACATTCAAAAGTTAAAATAAACAATCTTACATTAAGACAAGCACTAACTAAGCTTATAAACTCTAAGCAGTACAAAGCACTTGATCCTCAGTCTTTTAGCGGTCTTCTTAGCCCTCGTGTTGATTATTTACGCAGAGTAATGGGACGCTATAGACAGAAAGCTAAATTAGAAATGTTGAAAGAGTTTCCTGAGATAATGAGACTACAACAAGAAGTTAGAAGAGGAAAGAGAACACAAAGAACAGAAGATGTGCTTGAACTCCTCACTCAATAAGTAATAATATAATATCATGGCTAACACCTACGTAGACTACACAGCGACTGCTGGACAGACAGACTTTGCATTTTCCTTTCCGTATTTAGAAGACTCACACGTTGTAGTCGAATTAGAAGGAGTCGATCAAACACTCACCACGAACTACACAATAGAGACGTCACCCGCCCAGAAGATTGTTCTTAGTAGTCCTACAACAGCAATAGCTGGTGGTGAGTTGGTACGTATTAAACGTGTATCCGACCCAAGCACTAACCTAGTTGACTTTGTAAATGGTTCTGTATTAACGGAAACTGAATTAGATCGGGCTTATTTACACAACCGTTATCTATCTGAAGAAGCTTACGACGGGGTTAACGCTGGTTTAGGAGAGGTAGAAGGAAGCACAAACTACAACGCTAACAATAAGCAGATCAAGAACTTAGCGGACGGTACGCTTGCTACGGATGCTGTTAATAAAGGATACGTAGACACACAGATAGCATTGACCGATACCAACCTAGCTGGGTTCTTTAAATCCACACACACAGGTAACGGCACTGATAACGTCTTTACTCTTTCTTTCACTCCACAAACTACTGAAGCAGAGGCTTACATCGTATCAATAGATGGTCTTGTACAAGTGCCTGACACGGACTACACGATAGGTGCTACCGATATTACATTCAATACAATACCTGCTAACTCCGCTGAGATATGTGTTGTTGCTACAGCTGCCTCAAGCGTTGCTACTGTCAACGAAGCACAAGTAACAGCTACAGGTTCGTCTCAAGCTAGAAGTCTTGCTAAGCGGTTTGCTGATGTTGTTAATGTGTTGGATTACGGGGCTAAAGGCGACGGCGTAACCGACGATACTACTGCGATTCAAAACGCGTTAAATGTAACAGGAACTATTTATTTTTCTGCTGGTACTTACAAAATAACATCCGCACTAAATATAAGCTCAAACAGTACATTAATGGGCGACGGTAAAGAAAAGACGGTGTTATATTTTTATAAAGCATCGAACCCAGCTTCTGATGAGTTCATGTTAAAAGCGGAAGACAAAACTAATATAACTGTTAAAAATCTAACATTATCGAGTAATGCTTATGACGACGGTTTATTTAATTTAGGCACATATACCACTTCTCCTGTACCTCATTACACAGCGAACGTACAAGGACGTATAAATGGTTTACTTATATCTAGCTGTACTAATGTAAATGTGTTGGATTGTGAAGTGCGGTATTTTAATTACCACGGTATCAGAGTCTCCGTTACGCAACCTCCCACACCCGCTACCACATATAACGAGAATTTAGTTTTCGATAATATACACGGGCATCATTGTAGACAGACTCCTATTAGTATTCTTGGTACTAAAAACTTTAAAGTAACTAATTGTACGTTGACTGATAACGGATACTTCGGAGGTAATATAATTGATGGCGGAGGCGGATACGGCGTTGTGTTGGGTCGTACTCCAAGTTCTAATCAGTTAAGATCGATAGGTGGTGTATGTTCTAATAACTTCTGTGCTAGAAATGCAAGACATGGAATCGACGGTCACGCTGGTACGAATTTAATTATTACTAATAACATCGTTGAAGATAATCTTTTACAAGGTATTTCCGTTCAAGATTTAAGTGGTTCTGCTGACGATACTTTAGTGGGGAATGTAACAGTTGCTAACAATACGATATACCACACATCTTGGGTTGAATCTAAATACTCATTAATGTCTTGGTATAACGCAACAGACGAAAGACCTGATAGTATCCCTATTTTTGTAAGTCAGGTGGGTCAAAATTTATTACAAAATGTAGTAATCGAAAGCAATGTTGTAAGAGGTTGGAGATTTAGACAATTAGTTACTAATGTAGCTGGTACGGATTTGATTGGTTTTGTCTCTAGTTGGGGTGTGGATAATGTACGCATTGCTAACAATACATTTGAAGCTGACGATGTCGATTATTTACCTTCATTCGGATTAGGACTTACTGCAAAAACAGCGGAAGTTGTAGGCAATAGCTGGCAATCTAAACAGCGTTCTACTGTATCAAAACCATTTTGGAGATTTAATACTACAGAGTCGATGAACATGAGTTCTAATCACTTTGAATTATTAGGTGTCTATACCGATAACGGTGTTACTACCGCAGCTTATCCGATGTTTGAGAAAATAGGTGGTGAACTTACATTTAATGGTAATACAATTATTCAGCCAACTCAGGGATTAAGAGGTTCTATTTGGTACGCTACTAGGTCGAACCATTTATGGGGATTTAACGGTGTTGCTCAAAGCTGTGTGGGTAATACGCTGAAGAAAGGCGGCATTACTTGGATTGAATACGGCAGTCATATACAAGGTTCGCTTGAGATTTATATATCTAGTGTAGGAGCTGGAAGGTTTGACGGATTTAGCTCAGGCAATGCTTTTGCTATAAACAGTAAGGTTAGACTTGAAGAAATACTAGATGAGATGCCAAGGTGTGAACAAGGGTTGATTATTAATGTTGTTGATGATGTAAACTTAGGATCTGATACAATGATAGAAATCCCTGAGAACCAAAATCATATAACATTCAGGGGCAATACGGCTGATAATACTAACTCAATGACGAAGACTGCTGGTTTTACTTCTACAGGTGGTAATCAATATTTTATAATATGTCCTGAACACAAAGACATAGATTTTGAATATTTAAAGTTTACAGCTAATTCTTTCGTGTCTTTATTATATCGTCCAAGAACCGTGAAGTTTTGTGCTTTTGATACAGGTAGTTCAGGTACTGAGAATATTATATTTTCCAAACAAATAGGTTTTGCGGAAGGTAATAGGTTTAAAGACGGTGCGGCTGGTATTAGTGCTATTGAAGCTTCATCTGTTATAAGTAAGAATAACGACAGCGACGCTACAGCTCCTGACTATGGATTAAAAGCAAACTCAGCTCATATTTATAAAAATGGAACTCAACCTACAGGCGGTATTGCTAACGAAACGACTTCCAATGGAGGGGCTATTACGTAATGACCGAGTCCCTCTCCCACTTCTTAGATACAGCACTTGGTGTAATACTCGCAGTGATTGGTTGGATGATAAAGAAACTGTCAGATAGATTAGAGAACGACGAGAAACGGTTGACTAGGATAGAGGTAGAGTTGGCAGCACAAAGTGAGAGAGACACTGCTGTTGAGAATCGTATGGGTGGTCTTGAAACAAATATTAAAGAGATAAACACTAAGCTTGATCGTATGATGGAGCTGCTAATGAAGAGATAGATATGCCAAAAGGATTATACGCAAACATTAACAGAAGAAAGAAACTCGGTATCAGCCGTAGTAAGAAGAAGTCAACTATATCGCCAAAGGCTTACGCTAACATGAAACGTGGGTTCCCGAAGAAGAAGTAAGGTGGCTGTATCGTTATCCATAGGCAGACCTACCCGTAAAGCTTTGGCGTTGCGTCGTTGGAAGTGCTAAGTATGCCTCGTCGTCCAATAGCTCGTCCACACCCTCTGTCTGCTCAACAACGGACACTAGCAGCTGTATCTTCAGGAAAGGTGAGAGAGAACAAACAGAAAGCTGACGAACTGCAAACCAAGGTTACATCGTTGGAGAGTGATCCATTTTTTGTTACTATTGACGGGGGTGGTCCTGTATTGGACGACACTGATATATTCGACGGAGGACAACCAGATGCCTAGTTTTACAAAACGTATACAATTAAGACGTGGTACTTATGCTGAGTGGCAGGATGAGAACCCTGTACTGCTGGAAGGAGAGGTCGCTATTGAGTTAGATACTGACCGTAATCGTATTAAGATAGGAGACGGGACGACTGCTTGGAATGAGCTACCGTACTTCCTAGATGCACGTGAAGAAGAAGTGGGAGATCACGCAGAATTTCTTGAAGGCTTGACAGGTGATCCATGATACTCTAACAAGAGTCGGATTTAACCTAATAAAAATGAAAGCAAAATATGAGCGTATGGTATCAAATGGGACAGAGTGTCAGGAACTTATTAATATCTCTTACTAGCACTAGCAAGGCTATTCTGGACACCGAGAGTAATATTCAAGCAAGGACTGATGACGAATTAGGGACGATGGCTTTTGCCACGGACACTAATAAATTGTATGTATTTACAAGCTCAGGATGGCAAGCTGCTCAATAGTTTTGACAATCAATAATCACTAACATAAAAATATAATCACTAATGGCTAACATACTTCAACAAATCGGACAGACCGTTAAGTCGAAGTTGGATGACAAGGTAGATAAAACGGACGCTGTGACGGACTTCTTAAAGTCTATTCTCGGCTTCCCTGAAGATACCGTTGCACCCGATGTAGACACGGCAGCAAACATATCAGCAAGAACAAGCGACGACGTCGGCACTATCATGTACGGAAGCGATACTTATGATCTCTACGTATTTGACGGTAGTAACTGGCAAGTCTATAACAACAGCTAAACACATGAGCGATATTACAGTAATTAACGACAGCGAACAATCATCGCTGGTAACTAACGGACTCGCTAAGAATGGTGAGTTATATTTGAAAGCTGCTGGTAGTACCGATGCAGGTGCTATTGTTGCGTATGACAGTGGAGTGTGGAGAACGTTTGCTAATGAGGCGGTAAGCTTTTCGCAGCAGTATGCTTTGGATTTCGATAACATTGATGATGACGCTAAAGCTGCCAGTGATTTAACTCTAGGACAGACGGATGATTGGACCGTTTCGTTTTGGTTTAAATCCACTTATACGGCTGGGGTTTCTACTTCAGATGACACCTATTTATTTAATGGGTCGATTACTAGGTTCCGTATAATTAGAGAAACCAATGGGCTGTGTAAATTTTACTTTTACGATGATGGAGGGCTAAAAGTCTATCATCAAGATTATACCTATACAGACCCTTGGGCGAATTGGAATCATGCAGCTGTCACAAGTAATGGAGGTACGCTAAAACTTTATATTAACGGTGCATTAGCTGTTGATACTGTGTTTGGTAATCAAACTGTCAACACAGCTACAGCAACAGCGGACACTAGAATCATACTAAATCAGTGGGTGTACGGAAGAGGTACAGGTGGTATTTACGGAAGGTCAATGGCTTACGATGAAATAGCTATCTTCCATTCCGACTTAAGTTCAAGTATGTCTGCAATTTACAACAGCGGTGTACCTACGGATTTAACTTCTTACAATCCTGTGGTTTGGTGGAGAATGGAAGAAGGCAGTGGAAGTACTGTAGCTGATAGCGGTACTGACGGAAGCACTAGACGTGATTTAACATTGTTTAATTCTCCTACTTTCACAACAGACATACCATCTTAATACAATGAATAATAAAAAATATGTAATTATTGAAGCTTCGGATGTATCTACCGTTAACTTTGACGAGGTACTACAAACATCTGTTGATACCTTGCTTTACAATAGAGCAGGCGATCAGTGTGTTGTTAAATACGAGGGAAATAAACCACGATGCTTATACGGAAAAGACGCACTTGATTATACTGCTATATGCGAAGTGTTATCTGGAGAAGCATGGTCTGAACCAAAAAACGAGGAAGAATAAGAAATGGCTAAATTAAATACAGTCACATCGTCAACCCGTCCCACTTCGCCAACTGCTGGTGAAACATACTTTGAGACGGACACTAATAAGATTATCATTTGGGACGGTTCTGCTTGGACAGAGCTTGTTTCGGACGGTACTGCTTAACTTTTAACCATCAATACTAACTATAGTTAATAAATAATATGCCAGATACATCATCTATATTCTATCAAATCGGTCAATCGACCAAAAGTGCTATTGCTGCGGAAGAAACACGCGCATTGGCTGCTGAGGCTACATTAC